ATAATAATTAACACTTCCATTTACGGAGTGACTTGTTTATCCGACTGTCAGGATCTCTAGCAGTCTTTGCACTTGTCAATCTTTTTTTCATACCCTTCATTCTAGCACAGAATGATTTTCTTCGCCCTGCTGCTTTACCACCTTTCTTTACTTTACCTGTAACTGGTGCTTTTAAGTCACTGCCAGGATTTTGTCTTTCATATGATTTCCTACCCTTTTCATTCAATCCACCAGAATCACTCTTACCTGACTTTTTCTGCCAATCTTCACTAACTTGATCTTGTGGGAAGTTAGGAACATCAGTGGCACCTTGCACTGCTTTTTCTTTCTTCTTCTTTTTCTTTTCGTCTGCTGCTTTGGTAAGAACTACAGTATCTTCTTTCTTTACTTTCTTCTCATTCTCTTTTTTCTTTTGATCCTTATCTTTATGTACAGATGGTGTTTCTCCTGCATAAAAATATGTTTCATTCTTTACGAGATATCCATCTTCTCTTTCATGATATCCCATTGGTATTGGTTTACACTTCTTATCTTCTCTACAATAATACTTACCTTCACCACAATCTTTAGACTCTGTTGTCAATACTACAGGTCCGTCAGTTGCATCTGATTCATGGAATGATATTACTCTACAGCCAGGATACATTTTATCACACAGTTTCTGTGCTTGAGGTCTTTGCATTTTAGAAAGACTTGACCTGTATGCTGTGAAAGTCATTTGCCTACCTCTCCATACAAAAGAGATAACATAATATCTTCCATACATTGTAGGTATACGTGTTGCCATTAACCTGTTACTGGATTATTGTCTTTGTCGTGACGTTGATATGCTGCAGGAGTTCTTGCATTATTATCTTTATCACGTGCTTGAAATGTGCCAGGTGTTCTAGCACTTCTATCTGCATTACGAGCTTGATAGTCAGCATTGAAATTTTCATATGTGACTGTGCTCCAACCCTCATTTCCTGCGAATTGGTTCACCGTAGTCTTGCCTGGTTGAGGACTGACTTCGTTATTATCTTTGTCGTGTCTTTTGTATGCCATAAACTTATTTATCCTTTTTCTTGCTTGCTTGTTTGAGCATCTTTTGTAGGTCAGCAGTGCTACCAACGAACAAAGAATTGTTTGTTACCTGTGTCTTGACACTCTCTTCTTTGACATTCTTTTTGTCTTTCTGTAGTGCCATAAGTTTGTCAGCAACATCACCTACATGCTTGATAAGTTGTCCTGCAACTTCGTATGCACGTGGATGATCTGATGACATTGCAAGGTCAAGTGCACCATTGACTGCTTCTTGCCCTTTGTCAATCAAAGAGTATAAGTTGCCTCTGGCATACTCATAGTCTTTAATTACATCATCACCCTCTACTGGTTTTTTAAGATGCAATTTATTTTTTGGAGGAATTACTTCACCTACTGCCTCAACAGTATTGAAGGTATCATCTAGTCCTGACATGTCTTCTTTACTCATAATAAGATACCGATTCACTAAATCCAAAGTCATCACCACCTGTTAGTAGGTTGTCATCTTCAACATTTATAAGATCAACTGGTGTTCCTGCAGTTGCAGCAGCTGCCTTTGTTCCATTTTGTGCTCTACGAACTGATAGTTTGTTTGGAGATGTTTTACTCTTGACATACATCACTTCATTACCAACCTCTATGTATGACTGAGTTGGTATGTTAACATAATCAGCAACCTCGATAGTAAGGTTTCTTGTAGTAATTGCTCCTGCAAGTTCCGTAGTTCCATCTTGGTTTTGATCTGTAAGTGCCTTTGGTGTAACCTGATATGCAACCTGTCTTGTAGTAGCAACGTCTTTCATATCTGTGTATATGTCTGCCTTTGCTTTCTTGATTGGTGCTTGAGATCCTACAGGTCCGAAGATGTACGCTTTGACTGTGAAGTTCATCGTAATCAAAGTAATCTTCTTTTCATCAAAAGATCCTTCATAATCATCAGCATAGTTGATACTGTTTAATATTATAGGAACGTCTCTAAAATCTTCCATGTCATCAACCATCTTAAGAGTCATCTGGTATGAAGGTTGAAAGATAGGGACTATCTGTTCTGTTATCTCTAATGCTTCGTCGTTTGTTTTTGATATAACATTAAGCTCAAAGTCAATATTATAAGGGACAGGTGTAAATTGTTTTTTAACTGCATTCGCTGTATTTGCTTTTAATGTTAGAGTTGTTGGTGCAAGTTTTCTAGAACTATCATATGATATTCCTGTCATCTCAAATGACAAACGTGGAACTGTGATCGCAACCTTCTGGTTTAGATCTGCCTGTTGTTCTAGTCTTGCTAAAAATTTCTGTCGAGGACCGTATGCCAAAGGCACTTTCATCCTACTGTATATTGATCCGTCTTTGTTTTCTTTTCTACATTCTATATTATTAAACAGTGTTCCAAATCCAATAACACACTTTCTAATAATTTTATTGTACGTGTATGCACCTAACATTATACTAATCCAAATGGGTTGCCTTCACTAAAGTCAATGATATCGTCACCTAGAGATTCAAAGGTTACGCTTTCTGAATATTTAGGATCAGCAGTTGCTTGCTCATCTCTATTATCCAGAACTATCTGTGCTCCAGACTCTGACCCTACAATTAATTCACCTATCAAAAATGATCCAGTTGGTGTCTTAAGTTTTACAAATCCTTCTTCAGCATTCCATTCTACTAGGTTAGCAGTAGCACCAGTTGATGCACCTGTAACTAATTCTGGAACTGTAAAGGCACCTGTAATTCCTGCAGGAGCAGCAGTAAACGATGCAGATGCAGAGGTATAACCACTGCCACCGTTAGTAATATCTATAAGTCTTACACTCTTGTAACCAGAACCACCACTCAAAATATTGATTGAAGTCAATGTTCCGTTAGTAAAAGTAGGAACTAGTGTTGCTGCTATACCACCACTATCAGGTGCTGATACATTTAAAGTCGCTCTGTCTTCATCATAGTTTGCACCACCATCTCGTATATCTACAGATCTTATTTGTCCTTCCTTGACTGTTGCTCTAATTACAGCAGATGCAGTTGGTGATCCACCACTCACAGTTATGTTTACCATAAATGCTTCAGCAGTCGCACCCGTGCCATCTCCCGTGATAGTTATTAGAGGAGTTTCATTATACTTACTACCATTATCGCTGATAAAAATTTGATTCACGCTTTCACCTGGTTCATAAGAAGTAATATAACCACTTCCTTGGATACTTCCACCTTGTTGAGCAATAAAACCATCGCCTACACTCGCTGTGCCACCGCTAGTATTAGTAACATAAATGAAATTATTTCCTACTTCAGTCACAGTTCCAACAAATCCACCCCCTCCAACGACTGTTATATTCTGACCTACTGCAAAAACATTAGGAGCAGTATTTGAATTTTCAGTATAATCTATCCTAGTTCTTGAAACAGTTGCAGTTCCAGTTGCTGTAGTTCCTGCAGTAGTAAGATAATAATGTTTGACAGTATAACCGTAATCCACGAGATCCTCGTCACCATCAAATAGATCTCCTTTCTCATCACTGTATTCAAATAGTTCTGCTTTCAGTTTGTACACATAACCTTTACCTAACTGGTAGAATGGTTCTTCATGCTCTACAAATTTTATTTCAAAGTAATTACTTGTCAACGGAAGGTATATCAGATCTCCTTCTTGTGGTCTTTCTGGTGCTTGATAATCTTTATCAAGTAGAAGGAATTGTGATATAAGATCCGAGAATCTTTGCTGAGATATAACCATAGTTATCTCATCAGTCTGTGCTACACCAAACTTTGTAAGTATATCTCCACCACCTTGGAAACCATCAAAGTTTTCCATATATGCTTCTATCATATATGCGTCATTAAACTCACCAATTACTTCTTCATTGAATACACCGTCCTTCTGCATTATCTCTCTAGGGCAATATAAAATATCCATCCCAAACATTTTGAGATGTTCTTCTACAAGGTTTTGCATTAAGAACTGTTCGTTCCTAGTGCCATGTGTAAAGTAAGTGGTTCTTGCCATTATCCGATCATGTCTAGTGGTGGTGTCTCATACTTAGATATCATCTCTTCTTCTAGTTTCTCTACCTTTGCCTTACCTTCGTTGTATATAAACTCACCGTTCATTGTAATTCCACCTGGCAACTGTGTTCCTTGGAACTTAATTAAGTTTGCACCCCACTGTCTTTGTATAAGTGCAGAGACATATCTCTTTAACCAGATGTCATTATACACATCTGTAAATTGTGTAGGATCAACTGCTCTATAACATTCTAGAACTAGGAACTGATCTGCAGGAACGTCAGTCTTAAAGTCTAAGTCAAGATATAATCTATCACCACGCATCTGATATCTAATCTGTTTTTGTCCTTCTAAAAGGAAGTAGATATCTTCTAATCTTCTATTGACCATTTCATATGTAAGGATCTCTGTCTGTGTAAGATCCCAAAGGTCATTCAATCTCCACTGATACCTAACGTCAAATAAGTTTGTAACATTTTTAGATGTAAAATCAAAACATTTAATAACAGATGTCACGTATGGTGGCATCTTAAGATAGTTGTTCTGTTCTTTAAATGTAACAGTCTGACCAGATGATGTTCCAGAACTTACAGTGGTATCAGTATCTGTTGTCATATCGTCTACCATTAACTGACTATACTGAACTTTTAGATGAGTTCTAATATAACCATCCATGTGTCTTTCATTGTAAAACTGGATAGCATCATCCACTAGATCACTGATCTGATCATCGTCTATGTTTATTTCGAGGACTGGTGCACCGTTTTGACGTAGTGCATAATCTATAAGTCCTTCTCTACTTGAAGCAATTGCCATGTTAGGTAGGATTGATGTTGAATCTAATTCTTACATAATATGTAGTATTAGCAGTCAGGTTAACAGCACCTGGCAATGTGTAAGAATTTAAGTTTGATGAGTTACCAAGAGATTGGTGTACAATAGTTCCAAACGTATTTGCAGGAGAGAACTGCCAATCACTAGATGTATGTTGATATCCTGCTTTCATTGCAATAGCATCAACATTGATTGTTGGGTTGAATGCAGGAGTGATAACTTGTATCTCTGGTTGATCAACTAAAGGTGTTACGAAATTGACTGCAGCAGAGTATGCACTCTCTAATCCATTGTTATCTCTGAACTTAACTTGAATTGCATATGCAGTATCAAAGTCTAATGTTGCAGGAGGAACAGTAATTGATGTCAAATTACCAGTATCACCATTAGCAAAAGTTCCACTTGTATCATATACAGTCACGTTGTCCACCACTCTTCGTATTCTCCAGAAACTAGAGAAGTGAGTAGACCCTGCATACTCAACAATAAATGGTGTGGTGTTAATAATAGGTTGCCTAGAGAATGTTCTATTTGTATCTGCATCAATGACTGGTGTTACAGTTGCAGGTCCTGATACAAACTCCGACTCATTTACAGTCAGTGTTGCTGCACTAGATGTTATTGTAGTTGCATTAGTATTTGTCAAAACACAACGGAATTGTTCCGATGGTGTTGTTGGGAAAACTGTAGCAGGAGTTGTATATGATGCTGAGTTTGCACCATTTATATTTGACCAGTTAGCACCAGAGTTAGTTGATTTCTGCCACTGGTAAGATATAGTGTCACTTGTTATAGAAGCAACAACAGTGAAGGTTGCTGTTCCTCCTTCAATAACAGCAGTAGAGTTTGGTTGTGTTTGAATTGATATAACACGTAAGACTGTAAGTTCTCCATGTGAGGAAGTAAGAGATGCTTGAGCACCGAACAGACGAACAACAGTTCTATAACGATCTAGATTATCATTAGCAAATACTAGAGTCGGTGTTGTATAACTTGCACTAGTTCCTCCTGTTATTGATGAATAGTTAGAACCACCATCGTCAGATCTTTCCCACTGATATGTCGGAGTTCCACTACTTGCAGATGTTGTCACTGCAAAGTTAGCGGTTCCACCTTCGTTTGCAGTTGCGTTTGATGGTTGTGCAGTAATCTGGAATGTTCTATAGACTGTTAAGTCAACTTCATTGGTTGTTGCGGGACTAGCAGCACCGACTGCACTAATAACACAACGATATCTGTCACCATTATCATCATTCCATGTTGTAAGTCCTGTTGTATATGACGCAGATGTTGCTCCACCAATAGTATTCCATGTTGAATCGGATGGAGTTGTAGTACCACCTTGACCTGTATGGTAATGACACCAGTAATAAATGTTGGGGTTAGATTCATTAATAGGTATTTCCCATACTACTTCACGAGTAGTAGCAGATGTAAATCCACTAACATATCCTGCCATAGTAACAGCAACGCCATCCAACTTATAGGTAACACCTGTGCTGTAATGTCCGTGACCATTATGATCTCCATCAGGACCTGTACTAAGCATTAATGGATGAGCTTGATTGTTGTAATTAGCATTAGATGAATCTGTCTGGTCAAAGATATACGTAGCTCCTCTATAAGCAGCAATAGTAACTTGTTCAAAACCAAACAAATAGAATACACCAGTTGCTTGTCCTCCATCAGTGTCTACTCCAACAGTAACTCCAATTCTTCTACTACCTTGATCAGTTTTCTCCCACTGATATGTTACGCCAGGTGTATGTGATGACATACCTTCTGCACCACCACCTCCTCCAGCTGGTGTGTCAAACTGGTCTACCTCAAATGAAGATGATGCAGCGTTACCACCAACAGGTGCCATTGTCACACCACCCAGTGTGGTAAATGTTGCAGTTTGTCCCTCATCAATTGCTGCGTCAGTTGGTTGAGATGATACAACTACAGTTACAGTTTCTACCTGTAATGTAGCAGCATTAGATGGTGTAGTTGTTGCTCCCGCACATGAAAGTAAACAACGATACTGATATTCATCATATGCTTGTGTTAATGTAGGAGTCGTATATGTCGTAGTTGTTCCACCAGTTCCCTCAGATACATCAGACCATGATGCTCCGTTTGTAATAGATACTTGCCACTGGTATGTAATATCTCCTGCATCGTTATCAGATGTAGTAGCAGCAACACCAAAGGATGATGTGCCTCCAACTGCACCTGTTGTGTTCACTGGTTGTGATGTAATATTGATTGTTCTTTGTACGAATAATCTTGCAGCATTACTGAATACATCACTTGCTCCCGCTGCAGTCATTTTGCATCGGTAGTAATCACCGTAACTGTCATCGTAAGTCGTAGAACCAGTTGTATAAGTTGTAGTGTTAGCACTACTTATATCTTGATAATTTGCCCCGTCACCGTTCTCAGATTTCTGCCATTGATATCCAATAGTAGCACTATCTAAAGTTGAACCAACAGCAGTGAATGATCCTGCTGCAGGAGCAATAGGTTGAGAGTTTGTTGGTTGTGTATCTACTGTAATAACTCTGAATACTGTCAGTGTAACTGCATTTGTATAAGCTGGTGCAACTGTAGTGCTAGTCTCCATCTTACAACGGAACTGATAATTATTTTTTGCAAAATCATCATCTACTTGCAATATGCTTGATGTTGCTCCCGCATATCCACCACCGTTAGTGACGGTTGCCCAACCTATACCACCGTTAACTGAGAATTCCCATTGATATAAAATTGTAGAACCATCATCACTAATACCCGCTACAGGTCCGAAGTTAACAAATCCACCAGATCCTGCTTGTATACTACCGTTTGATGGTTGTGATGTGACTGTTACTAGAACACCAGTTCCTGTTGTAGTAAATGAATATGCACGTGCATTACCAGTCACGTTCTCAGTAACTGTAAAGTTGTAACTTGTATCAAGATAATCAGATGTGACTGTTCCAGACAAGTTACCTGTAGATGTGTTGAACGTTAAACCAGTAGCACCGATAGAATCACCACTCAAAGTATATGCTTCAAAAGTTGGTTCGTTAGCAAACGTTGTTCCAGATAAACCTAGATCTAAATTAACAGTATCACCATTAGCATATGGACTACCCATAAAGGTTCCTGCACTTGTAGTCCATGTTACGTTGGTATCAATATAAGGATAAAACGCACCTCTTGATACTGTTAACTCTGCACCAGTTCCATTATAATTGAAGTCAACACCAGTATCTACAGGATAATAAACAACAGGAGAACTTTGTCCTGCTTGTTCCTGTGCATCTGTTTGTGATGTTAAAGATGTAGATGTAGATACTACACCATCAAAACTTTCATGTGTTTTCTCTTCAGATTTAATCAGTGCGAGATAGTTATTTGATCCACCACCTGTAGTACCTGCAGTAGCATTGTTCGGTGCTTGTACAGTAATACTGTTATTGACAGCACTCTCTGCTGCTATGTTTAACCAACCAGATTGTGATAATGTTGATACGTTAATACCACCAACTATAATACCACCAGCTCCGCCAGGTGCATTTGATACTGTGATAGTTCCTATCATGCCAGGATGGATACTACACTGATAGTAGTATGTTCCTGCTGTATTTGGTGTCCATGATACTGTAGCATTACCTGTAGAACCTTGATTACTAGCAGTTGGTGTATTTACGTTAGAACCTTGACTTGATACTCTGATATAGAATGGGTGAATACTTGATACGTTGCTTAAGTTAAAGTTGATTGTATCTCCAACATACACACCTACTCCTGCGTTGTTACCGTTAACAGAACCGTTTCTATCAGTTCCACTAAGCGTGTAGTAACTAGATGATGGCGAAGTTGTTGTTATATTATAAGTTGTTGGTGTAGAAGATCCTGCTCCTGCTGTAGATCCAGTTGTTCTAAGTTGAACTTTTTTACCCAAGTTTCCTAAAAAGTGAGCAGAGTCAGCTGGATTAAATTTGATTTCTAAAAAATTATTTCCTGCTAATGTGACATATGGATTGTCTATAAGTTTCTTATCTACTATGCTGTTTGTGGGATAGTTGACATGAGTTCCAGTCCTAATATCACCAGTTGATCCCGTAGTTCTAAAGAAAGATTTTGCTAAACCACATAAGTTATTTGTAGTCAATGTATATCCATTTTTACCACACCATGCAGCAATGATTCCTGCAACGATAGGTCCTGAGAATGAGGTTCCATCTATTGTAGAGTAATTAGTTGTGCTCGTATATGGTGTATTAGCAGTCCAGTCATATGTGGGAACGAGAATTTTTTCGCCAGGTGCTACTGTTGTACAACCTGATCCATAGTTAGAGAAGAATGCCCATCTGTCATTATATGATGTAGCACCAACTGTAATTTTATTCTGATTTGTATCTACGTTGTTGATACCACCACTAGTGTTATCAGCATACCCTGCTGTCCTTGCACCCGCTACACACTTAGTTTGTAAAGGTCCTGCAGTGTTGTCACTACTATTTCTAAATCCGTTACCAGCTGATCTGACAATTATAATATTTTTTTGACTTGCTATAGTCCCTTCTATATCATCTAGTATCTCTTCATCGGTATAAAGATCATCTCCTGCATCATTTAATTCAATGTTAGGTGAGTTCTGTGTAGGTATTGTAGGTCCGAACGATGCGTTGATGACAGCTGGACGATTATTACCTTTATAATTAGCGTTTGAACTATCGTTATGATCTATAACTGCCTGATATGCTGATAGTATTGCAGTATAAGAACCACTTACTTGACTATCAAATGCCTTAAGTGCATATATCTTTGAACGTTTTGATACTCCAGCTGTTCTCCCAGCTGCAAGAACTGCACAATTGGTTCCATGCCCATTGTCATCTTCATTATTACTTCCATAAGAACCAGAGTAATGACTTAATTGTTCTACTCTGTAGTTCTGTTGTTCCGCAGTTCCGTTTAAGTCAGTAACAAAATCAGGATCATATAACTCAGGATGTAGAGCTGCGTTGTTACCTGTTGGTCTACTTGCACCACGAACACCAGAGTCGATGATATAGATGTCTACACCATCACCATCTGCATTTGTGTTTTGACTAAACTGTCTGTTTAAATATTGCCTGTCTTGTTTTGTAATTCTATCTAAGTGCCAATAATCATGTATGTTTACAGTTCCATATCTATCTGGCGAATTTAAAAATCTTCCCATACCAGGATGAGTAGCACAATAATAATAAAGAATAGATGGTGTAGAAGATCCTACTGTTATTGTAGTTGCACCATTTGTGCCAGGCGTTCCAGTAACACTAACTCCTGTAGATAGATTACCTGTTCCACCTGTAGTATGTGTTCCGTCTGGTGTTTCTGAAAATCTAAATGGATGACCACTGTTTGATGAATCACTTTGATCAAACGTATATGTTCCTCCTTGCATAAAACCAACTTGGTTATACACTCTTGCGTACGATCCACCTTGTGTTTGTGCAAATACAAAGTAATCATTACCACTAATATTCTGAACCTTTACATATATTGTTCCACTTCCAGTTGTTGTTAAAGTTCTAGTATTGCTTGTTGCTTGTCCTGTTGCAGGGGTATTTACAGAAACAGACTCTGATGTTTCCACAGCAAGAGATGCCTCAGTAGGCATAGGGTCTCCCGCATATACTTGACTATCCCATGTAGCTTTTTTAACTACATTTAATGCATTGAGTTGAGCGATTAAACTACTTTCAAACTTTTCTGGGCACTCAAAAGAGAGTATTCCAAATGTTCTAAATGATTCCTTAAAGGAAAGGTAACCGTATAATTTCAAGATCGCAGCAGCTGCTTGATCTAGATTATAGTTATCACTGACCCTTACTATTACCTTCTTCATCTGATGGTGCAATAAGTCCTTCAGATATATTTATGTATTACCGTCTCCTGCCTTTGCTAATATCTTTTGAACTTCACCTTCTGACATTTGTTGCTTACCCATTCTCTCCACAGGTTTGCAAAATTTTATGTCATGTTTCTCATCAAACACAAATTTAGTTCTCAGATGTGTTCTATCTCTTTCTACAATTAAATGATATGTGTGTCCATACAAAGTAGAATTAAAACCTAGTGATACAATGGGTCTACCATCGTATAACTCTCCTACTTTATATGGGCAAGTCTCTGCAGTTCCATTAAACTTAACATGGAACTGTCTAGAGTTTACGTGTTCTTGCTGTCTTAGTTCACTTGACTTTTTCAGTGGCATCTTCTTCTGGTTCTTTGAGTGTCATGTTAAGTGCTTCGATTGCACCTTCCAATCTCAACACCTGTTCTCTACGAGTGCTAAGTTGTTTCTCCAGTTCGACTACTGTTGCTTTCTGTTCTTTCAGTTGGTCAGTAAACTCTTTGACCATTTGGGAAGCGTCCATGTTTTAGAATGATAAGTGTATTATTTAGTATAGCACAATTACTCTGGATCAGGCAACACTTTGCCTTCTAGAGTTAATACGGTATCCTCACTTGCAGATGCTTTTTGATATTCTACTGCCATCTGAGATGTCATATACTTTAAGTTGTTAGCATCACTGTCTGACAAACTTAATGCTGATATATTACTTTGATAAGTAGCAAGATCAATTACTCCTAGTTTTAAATTCTTTGCATTTTCATAGCATGTATTTGCTATAGTTGCATCCTGACCAGATTCAGTAAGTGTTTTCTTTACATTGTAAATGTAATTGAGATACGTATGCCACTTCTCTCTTTTTGGTTTTAACATAGGAAAAGAGGTCTTCCCTTCTAGTCTTAAACCTTTGATATAGTTCTCTTCTGCAGTTGACAGAGTTAGAGAACTATCATTACGCATCTGTAAGATGAGTAGATATTCTTCAGCTGATAAATTCATTGTACCCAAATCTCCGCACGACAAGTTCTATTTACACCAGTAGTGGATTGACAGCAGTATATAAAGTCTCCTGCCGAAGCGTCTGTTCTACGATGACCAATACCACTACAAACATCATTAGAACTTTCTCCACCCTCGTTGTTCCAACCAAATCCCCAACGCATAGCATTGTTACTTGATCCAGTATAGTTAAATCCATACCATTGGAATCCACCTTGGTTAGAGAATCCAGATCCCTGATACATACTTTCTCCACGTGGGTTACTTGATATTTGATAGTTACTTTGGAATCTTTGTAAGCATGTCTGTCCTATACCACCTTGTTTCCAAGTCCAACCACTATAACCAACAGATGATTGCCCACCATTGTTTAAGTCTGGGAATACCGCACCTAATGTTCCTGCAACAAAATAATTAAATACGTGGTTCTTGTGATCACCATCGTTTCTATTCAACTGAGATGTTTCATTATATGTGTTTGTAGATGTCCAGTAGTTAGTGTCATAGTGGAATGTGCTTCCTCTAGTGCATTTCCATGCTAACATCCATCCACCACCACCTAAGTGATTTGGATCCATCATACAATATACTTGCTTTGCACCTACACTAGGTAGTAAAATCCAATATACTCCATCAGTTGCTGCTGAATTAACTTGCAATATAGCAGCTGCACTTGCTGCTGCTTTGTCTGCTGACGAACCATCTGGTTCTGATCCACCACCAATATCCATCCACTCTTCGCCATTCCATGTTTGTAGTTTTTCAGTAGTGCTATTATAAATTGTTGCACCAGTGTCTATTCCAGAGCTAGGTCTATTGCCTGTAGTATAACTAGGAAAGTTCAGAGCAGCAGCTGCATCTAAAGTACTGGCATTGACTCTTCCTACATTGAGAGTTCCCATTATAATCTGTAATAAGTCCTACGAGTATTTAGACGAAAAACCTTATAGGGAAAAATTACCCAAAAAATTTTTTCTGTTTATTTGTAATTATAAACCTGATTTTGAAAGAACTACTACGTATAATCCGTTCCACCACATCTCTGGATCTTCTAGATCGTTCAGTAGTTCTCTCTCATATAAGATCTTTAATCCCGTAGCATCTATAAACCTTTTAGTGATAGCAACGTTTTCTTCTATGTTTGCATCATCAATTACCAGAGTAAATACGTCCTGTGTAAAGTCTATCATTCTAAGGAAAAACTCTCTCATTTTTTGTTCTGAGTTGTCACCATCATAGAATATGATATTAACATCATGTTTAAAGTCTTTTTTGCCAAGACCCGAACTGTCACCTCTCAAAACTTGTATGTCAAAGTCTAGGGAGTCTGTGGTTATATTCTCCTGCAAGTTTTTAACAAAGGTATCTACAGTCACATTTTGCAATGACAAGTCAAGATCCTCTCTAGCTGGTTGTAAGTTAGGTTGTGACCAATTATCATTTGCATATGCAGCAACC